GGCCACAGCACCACGACCAGTTCGACGGCCACGCCCAGCACCAACAACTCGGCCGCGCCGGTCCAGCCGCCGGCGTCGATCATGCACGCAGCCGCCGCACCTCCGCCCGCGCCGGCACCCGCGCCAGTCGCACCGCCCGCGCCGGCCGCGCCCACGGCGGCAGCGGCGCAGGCCGCCGCCCTCGAGCATCATGCGAGCGCGGTCGAGAAACTCGCGGCGGCGGTCGATAAGCACGCGCAGGCGGTTGACGATCATGGCGCGGCGACCGTGGCCGCGGCGCTCGAGCTGGGATCGCGTCCGGCGCCCGTCGCGCCGGCGGCGACGTTCACGACGCCGGTGCACGCGACTGGCGTGGCGATGGGCGCCAGCGTCGCGCCAGTGGCGGCAGCAGCCGTAGCGGCCGCGCCGCAGAGCTGAGCCGGCACGCGCGGCGGACGGCAAGACGATGTTTCCCATGTTGGCGGCGCAGCTCTGGAAGCCGGTGGCCGTGGCACTGCTGATCGCGGCGGCGCTCGGTTACCGCGCGCTGCTGCTGCATCAGCGCGACACCGCGCGGGCCGAAGCCGCGCATCTGAGCGCCTCGCTGGCCGACGCCGAAGCGAGCAACGCGGCACTGCAAAGCGCGATCGCGACCCAGAACTCGGCGGTCGCGCAACTGCGCACGCAACTCGAGCAAGGCACGCAGGCCGCGGCGGCGCGCGAGCACGCCGCGACCGCCAACGGAGAGGCGGTGATGCGCACGGCGGCCAGCGGCGCGCAAGCGCTCGAGGGCGCGCGGATCGACGCCGGCTGCGCGGCGGCGATCCGCTGGGGCAACGCGCAGGCAGCGGAGCTCAGCCGATGGTGAGTCACGCAAGCCCGGTTGCGAGATTTCCCGCTTCATGGACTTCGTCCGCAAGGACGACAAAAAAAATGTTTAGAGCAATCATGTCGTTTCGGGAGTTTATCGATTCATTTCGAAGACACCGCGAAGTGAGCGAGGTCACCTCTTCGGCCATCCTGAAAGTTTGTGAATTTTTTGAGCGAACTTCCTTCTTCGGTCATCCTGAGCGAAGCGAAGGATCAACGCGAAGCGATTGTTCCCGTGCGGCGCGGCGCCGCAGGCCAGGCGCGACCAGAATCGAATCGCTGCGCGTAGATCCTTCGACTGGCGCAGCGCTCGCTCAGGATGACCGAAGAAGCGGACCCTTCGCGCTCAAAAAATTCACAAACTCCGCGGTGGAAGCGAACGCGCCGTCCGTCGCGTTGCGCCAAGCGATATCGTTCGGCGCGATCGCGGTGATGGCCGCCGCGATCGCCGGATGCGCCGCCGGCGTGGAGCCCGCGCCGGTAGTGCGTCCGCTGATGGTGCAAGTGCCGGTGCTGCACGAGACCCCGTGCCCGGTGCCGTCGCTCACGCATCCCGCGTTGCCGATCGCCGGGCTCAAGCCTGGCTCATCGCCAGCCGATACGATGCGCGCGTACGCGGCGGCGGTGACGATTTTGAAGGGCGCGGTGCGCGAGCGCGACGCGGTGCTTGCGGGATGCGCGCGGCCGAGCCCGCAGACGAACCCTCCCGCGCAGGCGCAAGCGGAGAACACGCAATGAAGTTCGTGAGTGACTGTCTGACCGGCAAGGATAACGTGACCTACGACGCGGGCCGGGTGATCGGGGTGCTCGGAGCGTTGATGTACGTGGTGTTCTGGGTGGTGCAGGTAGTGGCGACCTGGCGCTTCACCACGGGCGACGCGGACGCCTACGGGCGGGGACTCGGCATGGTGTTGCTGGCGATGGCGGGGGCGTTGGCGCTCAAGGCGCATACGGAGCCCGAGCGAAAATGATGAGCTGGAATGCGCTCGGGACGATGGCGGCGGCGCTGATGGCGTTCATCGCGCTCAACGCCGGGACGCTGCGATGGCTGTTCGAGCGCCATGAAAGCACGACCGCCGAGCAGATGGCTTCGCTCAAGCGCGAGGGCAGCGACTTGTCGCACGAGGTCGAGCGCCAGATGATGAAGCTCAAGGCGCAGTTGCCGCTGGAGTACGTGCGGCGCGAGGACTGGATCCGTTTCTCGAGCACGCTGGACGCCAAGCTGGACGCGATGCGGGCCGAGTTGCGGGCCGAGATCACCGCACTCAAGGACCGTATCGCCGAGCGTATCGACACGCTTTAGGGCGGAGGCCACGGATCGCAACGCCGCGCGGGCGACACGGTGGAACGGTAGAAGAGTGGAAAGTGAAAAAGTGAAACCGATGGATGCGATGAACCTGGAGCAGAAGCAGCGCGAGGAGGCCCGCTGGCGAATCCTGCGCGTGCTCGACGCCGGCCGCCCAATCGGGGTCTCGGAGACTATCGTGTGGCGCGTACTGGCCGACATCAAGCTCGCGATCACGCTCAACGCGCTGCGCCGCGAGCTGACCTATCTGCGCGACCGCGGCCTGCTCGAAATCGAGGGCGAGGACAACGAGACCTGGCACGCGCGGCTGACCGCTAGCGGCGTCGACGTGGTCGAGTACACGGCGCCGGCGCCGGCCGGAATCGCGCGCCCGCGCAAGTATTGGTGAGGCGGGCGATGCGCGCGGCACGGGCGGCGATGAAGGGACGAATACGCGGCGCCTTCTCTGAGCCCTCGCCCACGTCGTTCGTGGGAGAAGGCATGAAAAAAAATGCGAGAGACACAAGGCTGCTGCGTGAGTGTCATTGAAAAAAACGCGGCGGAGGACGCGGTGCCAGCCGGCGCGAAAAGGCCACCGCACAGAGGCAAGATCAAACGACTGCCACCGGAACTGCGGGCCGAGTTCGAACGCCGTCTGATCGAGGGTTCGTTTTCCGACTATCGCGGGCTTTCGCGATGGCTTAACGGACACGGCTACTACATCAGCCACGCATCGCTCCACAAGCACGGCCGAGCGTTGGAACGCAAGCTCGAGGTGCTCAAGCTCGCCACCGAGCAGGCGCGCGCAGTGGTCGACGCCTCGGGCGGCGCCGACGATACGGTCAACGAGGGCCTGATGCGCCTGGTGCAGGGCGACCTGTTCCGGGTGCTGGTCGAACTCAAGGAGGTCGACCCTAAGAAGATCGACATCAATGCGCTCGCACGCAACGTCGCGTCGATCTGCCGCTCGTCGGTGTACATGCGCAGGGCGGCCGAGGAAATGCGCAACGGGATCGGACGGCGGGTGCTCGCGGCCGAGCGCAAGGTGGTCGCGGCGGCGCGCCGCGGTGCGCGCGGCGGATTATCGGACGCGGCCGAGAAGCGGATCCGTGCGGCGCTGCTCGAGATTGCCGAGTTACCGGCGCCGGGCGGCGGCGAGCGGAGGCTCGAGGAAACGGCACAGCCGCAGCGGGGAGCGGCCGAGGCGGTGGAAACTCCGGCCGACGCCGAAGTGCGGAGCGATGCAGCCTCGCGAAGCGGCGCGGCGGCGCAGAGCGACAAATGACTGTCTCGATCGCGCCGTTACTTTCTCCGTCCTTCTCTGAGCCCTCGCCCACATCATTCGTGGGAGAAGGGTTAGGACGAGGAAGCGCGAAAAACAGCCATCCGGCGCTTCCTCGCTCGACCCCCACCCCAACCCTCCCCAAAGACACGGGGGAGGGAGTCAGACGCGCGGCGCGCAGTCAGAAATACAGGCGCGCCGCAAAGGGGCCCTCACCCTACCCTCTCCCGCACATCGCGCGGGTGAGGGCATGAAAAAAACGCGGGGGAGGAACCGACCTGCGGCGCGAGGGTTGGTGAAAAAGGCCGTGCGAGTCAGCAGACAAAGCGGTGAGCAGCGACCCAAGCGCCGACATCGGAGGCGCGGCGCGAGGGTTGGTTAAAAAAGGAGGTGACGCGATGAACAACAAGAGTACGCGAGCGAGAACGGCCGACGACGACGCGCCTACCCGGGCGCGGCCGCGGCGCGGAAAGGACAGCAACGCTGGCGATCAGGTTGCCGACAAGATTCTCGACAAAACTCGCGCCAAGGCTCATGTCAAGACTGGCGGCAAGGCTGGCGATACGCTCGGCGAAACGACCGGCGACAAAATCGCGCCCAGCGTGATTCACACCGTGGCCCACGACGTCCTTCTGCCGTACCAGGTGCGCTGGATCGCCGACGACTCGGCGGTCAAAGTGGCCGAGAAATCGCGTCGGGTCGGTATCACCTGGGCCGAGGCGGCCGACGCCGCGCTCTCGGCCGCGGCCACGGCCGGGATGGACACCTGGTACCTCGGCTACAACCGCGACATGGCGCGCGAGTTCGTGGAGACCGCGGCCGCGTGGGCGCGGCAGTTCAACAAGGCGGCGCAAGCGATCGAAGAGATCGCGCTGGAAGACGAGCGCCGCGATCTGCTGGCCTACCGCATCCGCTTCGCCTCGGGACACAAAATCGTCGCGCTCAGCTCGCGGCCCTCCAACCTGCGCGGCAAGCAGGGACGCGCCGTGATCGACGAGGCCGCCTTTCATGACGACCTGCCCGAACTGCTGAAGGCCGCGATGGCGTTCACGATGTGGGGCGGACTGGTGCGCGTTATCTCGACCCACAACGGCGCCGAGAATCCGTTCAACGAGCTGATCAACGACATCCGCGCCGGGCGGCGTCCGTTCTCGCTCCATCGCGTGACGCTGGACGACGCGCTGGCCGAGGGCCTGTACCATCGGATGTGCCAGAAGGCGGGCCGGCGCTACAGCGCGGCGGCCGAGCGCGAGTGGCGCGCGCGGATCTTCGCCGAGTACGGCGACGCCGCGGGCGAGGAACTGCTATGCGTGCCACGCGCGAGTGCGGGCGCGTTTTTGAGCTCGATGCTGGTCGAGAGCCGGATGTGCGCGGGCGCACCGGTGCTGCGATGGGAAGTGGCGGAGGAGTTCAGCGAGCGGCCCGAGGAGTATCGCGCGGGCGCGGCGCGCGAGTGGTGCGAGCGCAACCTCGATCCGGCGCTCGAGCGGCTGGACAACCTGATGAGCTGCTTCGGCGAGGACTTCGGGCGCAACGGCGACTTGAGCGTTTTCTGGCCGCTGCAGATTCAGCCCAACCTGGTGCGGCGGACGCCGTTCGTGGTCGAGTTGCGCCGGGTGCCGTTCCGCCAGCAGGAACAGATCCTGTTTTATATCGTCGACCGCCTGCCGCGGCTAATCGGGGGCGCGCTGGACGCGCGCGGCAACGGACAATACCTGGCCGAGATCGCGCGCCAGCGCTACGGCGCGCGCGTCGAGCAGGTGATGCTGTCGGCGCAGTGGTACCGCGAGAACATGCCGCGCTACAAGGCGGCGTTCGAGGACGGGATGGTCGAGCTGCCGCGCGACGCGGAAATCCTCGCCGACCATCGCGCGCTCGAAATCGAGCACGGCTACGCGCACGTCGCCGAACGGCGCGATCGGAAGGGGCGCCACGGCGACGCCGCGATTGCCGGTGCGCTCGCGTATTACGCCAGCAGTATCCGCGCGCAGGAACCCGCCTATACGGCGGCGCCGCGGCGCGCGGCCGCGATGAAATCCTCGCCCAGCGAACGCGATCCGTTTGGGCCTCCAGGCGAGGACGCGCCTCCGCCGCTGGCGGTGCGCGGCGGCCGCGCGCGCGCGTGGGCGTGGATGTGAGGGGAGAAGCGCCGGGCAGTGCGCTTATACCCCCTCTCCTTGTGAGGGTGTTGATAAATGCAGAAAAAAGGATCCATCGCTTCGCGGAGATCCTTCGCCGACGCTCAGGATGACAAAAAGGGAGCCTTTTTGTTGTCATCCAGAACGAGGGTTGCCGAAGTGAAGGATCAACGCGGAGCGATTTTTGTGCTTGTCGACATCCTCCTTGTACAAGGAGAGGGTCGGGGAGAGGTCTCTCGCGTTCTCACGATTCAGAGTTCGGGAAGTCACACCTCTCCCGCCGCTCGCGATGCTCGCGGCGACCTCTCCTAGGATAAGGAGAGGTAAAGAAAAAGAACATTGGTGAAACAAAATGAAGTTGTATGACGCGTACGGGCGCGAGGTCGACACCGAACAACTGCGCGACGAGCAGGCCGCACCCACCATGGCCGGGGTACGCAACATCTACTCGATGATGCATCCGTCGGTCGGGCTCACGCCCGAGAAGTTGATCGCGATCCAGCGCGAGGCCGAAGGCGGCGATCCTTATCTCTATCTCGAACTGGCCGAGGAGATGGAGGAGAAGGACCTCCACTACCTGGCCGTGATCAGCACGCGCAAACAGGCCGTCGCGGGCGCCGAGCTAATCGTCACGGCGGCTTCCGAAGCGGCCGAGGACCAGCGCGCGGCGGACCTGGTGCGCGACTTCGTCGGCGGCGGCGCGCTCGATTTAGAGAGCGTGCTGTACGACATCCTCGACGCGGTCGGCAAAGGCTTCTCCGCGACCGAGATCATCTGGGACATGGCGGGCCGCGAATGGATCCCCAAGCGGCTGGTGTGGCGCGACCCGCGCTGGTTCCTGTTCGACTGGATCTCGGGCGAGGAACTGCTGGTACGCACGCTGCGCGACGAGGGGCCGCTCGCGCCGGCCGACGTCGCGGCGAGCTCTCCCTGGAACGCGTCGTCGAATGCGCCGGGAGGGAATGCGCCGGCTGCGAGCGCGCCGCACTACCGGCGCTCGCGATGGTCCGGCGGGGCCGAAGGCGATGCGCGTATCGGAATCCAGCCGCTGACGGCGCCGCTCGCGCCGTTCAAGTTCATCGTGCACGTGGCCAAGGCCAAGGCCGGACTGCCGGTGCGCGGCGGAATCGCGCGGGCGGCGGGATGGGCCTATCTGTTCAAGAACTACGTGCTCAAGGATTGGGTGACGTTCGCCGAGGTTTTCGGCCAGCCGCTGCGCCTGGGCAAATACAGTCCCGGCGCGACCGAGGCCGACAAGCAGGCGCTGCTGAGCGCGGTCGCGAATATCGGCACGGACGCCGCCGCGATCATTCCGGAATCGATGCTGATCGAATTCGTCGAGACGCGCGGCAGCGCCGGCGCCGAGGTCTACGAGCGCTTCTGTGAGTACCTCGACAAGCAGGTGAGCAAGGCGGTGCTGGGGCAGACGCTGACCACCGAGACGCCGCGCGACGGCGGCGGCTCGCGCGCGGCGGCACAGGTGCACGACGCGGTGCGCCGCGACATCATGGAGTCCGACGCGCGGCGTTTCGGCGCCACGCTCACGCGCGACCTGGTGCGGCCGATCGTCGACCTCAACCTGGGACCGCAGCGCCGCTATCCGCGGATTGCGCTGGGGCTGAGCGCCGACAACGACGTCAAGCTGTTCGCGGACATGGTGGCGGAACTGGCCGATCGCGGCCTGCGCGTCGGCCAGCGCGCGGTGCTGCAGCGGCTCGGGC